TCAGGTGATATGTACAGTAGTAATACATTCTTATCTTCTGATGGACAAGGTAGTGCATTTCAAAATTCAGGAAGTAAAAGTTATACAAACTTTGCAGGTGGAACCAATCCACCAGCAAGGAACTACGGGGTTGGAACTGGTGTAACTTGTTTAATATCAAGTGTCCCAAGAAATATACATGCAACGGTTACATCAAATCATTTTACTAGATATGATGCAAGCACACCATATGGTTCTCATAATAATCAAAGAATCAGTTACAGTACAAATTTAAATATTATGGGAACATCAGCAACAACATCACAGGTGGACGAAGATAATATATTAGTTTCATCACTCGGTACAGGTTCAGGAAATGCAATTCGTGTCAATGCAGGTGCAGCAGGAGATACACCTTCACCAATATCATCTACATTTAACTCAAGTGCAACTCCTGCAGTTTATGAAGCTATTGTAAGAGGTGGAACATTAAGACACGACCAGACAAACTATACATCATACTTACCAGTTGGTCTTAATTTATCATCAGGTAGAAGTGGCACACAGTATTTCCAAATGTTGATCACAAGAGGTGCTGTATCTGAATTTAAGATAGTAGTGACTGGAACTTATGCAGGATGTTTTGTATGCTTACCTGAAAACTCAACTTGGACAACAGGATTGAGTAATACAAACGGTTGGGCAGATATGTTTAATGCCTATTCTGGTGCAGGTAATCCGAATAATGCTGACAATGGATGTGCGTTTGGTACAGTGATGTCAGGGTCGAGTGGCACATTTACTTGTGTGTTTGGTGAAGAATCATCATCAAATGGTAACAACAAAATTTTGGTTCGATTTAAATTGACTTCTGGGCAGTCGATTTCTACAGTCAGATTCACAGCATAGAGGTATAATTAAGTGGCAGTAACAGACCAACAAAAACTCGACTTTCTACTCAAGAAGATTGGATATACTAAAACCAAGACTGGTTCCGTTGTCGGAACTGGTGCGATAAGTGGTACTCCTAAACAACCTTTTGCTGAAGCGATACCATCACCTCTAATCATTGCAAATAGTGCATTATGGAATGAGAGTGGTTCAATACCTACAACACCACCAGGTTCTGATACATCACAAGTCAAAGTATATCTTGCTGGAACTTCTGGATTAAGAATGACAGCAGACTCTACGAGTTCGGGTCAACGTGCTTATATTGCTTATTCAACTTATGGTAATGCATCATCTACAAGATTAACAAACTGGATTGATACCCAGTTTGGTTCTGCATATTTAATCAAAGTATATAAAGGAGATCCAAATTCTGGTGGAGTAGCATTATCTGCTGCTGGTTCTGGTTCAAACGATGGTTGGTTCTTTGATTATTCTGCTGGTACTCTGAACTTTAATGACACAAATGTTCCGAGTGGAGTTACTGATACAAACATATACATTGTAGGTTACAGATATATTGGACTAACTGGTGCACCTACAGCAACAGGTGGTGGTGATTTTACATATAATGATTTAATTGTAACAAGAAATTTAAGTGTTGGTGGACTATCAACATTTACTGGTGATGCAAAGTTTGTTGGTAATGTTTCTATTGGTGGTACTTTAACATATGAAGATGTAATAAATGTAGATTCAGTTGGATTAATAACAGCAAGAGCAGGTATCAATGTAACTGGTGGTGTAATTACAGCACAAGCAGGTGAGAACAAGATACCATCATTATATGCTGCAATGGGTAATCTTCCATCTGCTGGAAGTTATCATGGTATGTTTGCTCACGTTCATGCAACAGGTAGAGGATATTTTGCACACGCAGGTAATTGGTTAGAATTAGTTAATAGAGAAATAAATGGTGTAGTTGGAACAGGAACAGAAACTTATAATATTGGTAATTTAGTTTCAGTATCATCAACTGCTACTTCATTCAATGTAACTGGTGTCACAACTGTTGTTACTTTAGATGTAAACGGTGATATAGATGTCGATGGTCATACAAACCTAGACAATATTAGTGTTGCTGGTGTATCCACATTCGCTGGAGCGATAGATTTAAATGCTGATTTAGATGTAGATGGTCATTTAAATGTTGATAATGTTTCTATTGCTGGTGTTACTACTCTTACTGGTGCAGTTACTGCCAATGGAGCAATTGATTTAAATGCAGATTTAGATGTAGATGGTCACACAAATTTAGATAATGTTTCTATTGCTGGTGTTTCTACTTTTGCAAGTGCCATAGATTTAAATGCAGATTTAGATGTAGATGGACATACAAATTTAGATAATGTTAATGTTGCTGGAGTAACTACTTTCGCTGGTACAGTTAATACTGCATCAATAGTTGCAACAGGAATAGACTTAAATGGTGATATAGATGTAGATGGTCATACAAACCTAGACAATGTTAGTGTTGCTGGTGTTACAACCTTTGCTGCAAACGCAAGATTTAATAGCACAATTACTGCTGGTGGTGCAACTGGATCAAACGGACAATATTTAAAAACAACAGGAACTGGTGTCGAATGGGCATCATTCCCAACAATGAGAACTAACCAGACATTTACTGCATCTGCTGGTCAAACAACATTCTCGTTCAGTTACACTGTTGGATTTTTAGATGTATTTGTTAATGGTGTTAAATTAAGTTCAAGTGAATTTACTGCATCAAATGGTAGTTCAGTAGTATTAAGTGTTGGATCTTTTGTTGGTGATATTGTTGAACTTATTTCATACTACACTGTGTCTGGTGGCGGTGGAGGAGGAGGAGGTATCTCTAATGTTGTTGAAGATACTACACCTCAACTTGGTGGTAATTTAGATATTTTTAATAAGTCAATTACAGGAACAGGTAATATAAACCTTACTGGTATTGTAACTGCTACTAATTTTGTTGGTGATGGTTCAGGACTAACTGGTATTACTGCTTCTGGTTCAGGAGTTATTGTAAAGAATAGTGGTTCTACTGTTGGTACTGCTGGAACAATTGATTTTGGTGATAATTTATCTGTATCTCCTGCATCTGCTGGTATTGTAACTATCACAGGATCTGCTGGAGTATCAACAAGTCAATTTGATGTTAATAAGTTAGATGTATCTGGTATATCAACATTCAAAGGTGCAGTTGATATCAACGCAGATATAGATGTAGATGGACATACGAATTTAGATAATGTAAGTGTCTCTGGAGTAGTAACTGCAACAACATTTGTAGGTGCAGTAACTGGTAATGTTACTGGAAATGCAACAGGATTGAGTGGTAATCCATCAATTAATATTACAGATTTAGACGTAGATGGTCATACAAACTTAGATAATGTTTCTGTTGCTGGTGTAACTACATTTACAGGTGCAATAAGTGCATCAGATATAAGATCCAACTCACTTAATTTAAAGAATGCTGCTGGTAGTGCAACCTATGCAATATTTACAAACGGTGGAAGTGCTCTTCTAAAACATAATAATACAGATCGATTAGAAACAACAAACGCAGGTGTGACTGTAACTGGAACAGTTGCTGCGACTGCATTTACTGGAGATGGAAGTGCACTAACAGGAATATCTGCTGGTTCAACTTCTGAAGTAAGAGCAAATACTTTAGTTGTTACAGGTGTATCTACCTTGGCAAATGCAGATGTGGATGATTTTATAAGCGTTGGAAGTAATATTCATTTAGGTAATGCAGGTATTGTAACTGCAACAACATTTGTTGGTGCTCTGACTGGTAATGTTACTGGTAACGCTGCCACTGCAACAGAGGCAACAAATGTCACTGTGACTGCAAACAACTCTACAAATGAAACTGTATATCCAGTATTCGTGGATGGTGCCACAGGTTCACAAGGAGCAGAAACCGATACAGGATTAACATATAATCCAAGCACAGGTGCACTTTCATCACTTAAATTTATTGGTGATGGTTCAGGACTAACAGGAGTTTCTGGTTCTGGATCTGGTATTGCAATTAAGAATAGTGGTTCAATTGTTGGTACTGCTGGAACAATCAACTTCGGTGATAATTTAAGTGTATCTGCAATCTCTGGTGGTTCAGTAACTGTAACTGGAACTTCTGGCATCTCTACGATTAGTGGTGTTGTGAATATTGCTAATGATTTAGATGTAGATGGACATACCAATTTAGATAATGTAAGTGTTGCAGGTGTAACAACTTTTTCAAGTGACGTTGTTATTAGTAGCACTGGACCTAAAATAAGTTTAAATGATACAAACAACAATCCTGACTATGACATATTAAATACTGATGGAACTTTCCAAGTTAACGACACTACAAACGGTTCTGTTAGATTCAGAATTAATAGTGGTGGTCGAGTTGATATACTTCAAAATCTTGATGTTGGAAGCAATATAAAATTAGGAAACGCTGGTGTTGTAACTGCAACTTCTTTTGTTGGTGATGGTTCAAACTTAACTGGAGTAACACCTGCTATTGGTATTACAACTAACCTCTCAGGATCATTTACTGCAAGTGCTGGATCTGCAGCAACAATCAATACTTTAACTGGGTATAGTGCAAATGATTTAGTTGTTGAGTATACAATATACATTAAGAATGGAAGTGACTTCCAATCACAAAAACTATTAGCAATGAGAGATGGTACAACAATACACTCAACACAGTTTGCAGTGATGTTTAGTTCATCATTATTAGTTCAATGTGATGCTACGATTAGTAGTGGTAATATATTATTAAGAGCAACTCCTGAAACTGGAGTTTCTGGTTCAACAACCTACAAGATAAAACGTGAGGTTATGTAATGTACAAATATACTCTTGCTGTTACAAGTCCTGAGTATTGGAATACAATTCACAACGTATTAATAGTTGATTCAAATGAAGATGGTATTCCAGACCGAAAGGTAACTTGCTCTGACACAAAAGAACATAGTCCAACTCGTGGTACTTATTGGTTGACACATGAAGAGGCAACTGGTATATCAACTCACCCACAAGTAAAATGGATTGAATTATCTCCATCAGATTATCGTGAGGCATATCCAGATCCTGAACCTGATACAAAAAGATTTCGTAAAAGTGTAAAGGTATATCGTGATTTAAGTGCAAATCCACCTCCTACACCTGCAACATCTGCAGAAGCTGATAGAACTAACTGGGCAGTTAAAAGAGTTGGTGTTACAACAAATGGTGATGGTTGGCCGAATGTAAATGGTAATCCAACAGCAATTACAAGTGATATAAGTTATAGTTTAACTGGAAAAAATGTTGATTTAGTTATACAAGATTCAGGAGTTTTACAATATCATCCTGAATTTTTAGATGATGATGGTAAGTCAAGAGTCAGAGATGTAATACTTGATGGTCCTTACTATATTGATCCAAGTTACTTCACATCAAATAGTTACACATACACAAAACCCGATGGTAGAATAGGAATTACAACTGCATCGGCACACTCTTGGTGGGAAAATTCAAGCAATCGTTCAGGTTCTTTTTCATCAGTTGGTACAATAGCAGTTCCTGATGCATATACAGTTGCAAACTCATTAGGTATTGGTGGTACATCACATACAATGACTAGTTCACATGGAACTGGGTGTGCTGGTTTAGCTGCTGGTCGAAATTTTGGTCTTGCTTTTGAAGCAAACATATGGACTATATCAATATTTTCTCCTGCGAATATATCAACCGAAGCATCTTATGATGCAATAAAAATATTACATCAAAACAAACCTATAACTGCAGGTCGTAAGAATCCAACAGTTGTAAATGGAAGTTGGGGATATTATGCAGGATTTAATTCAGGCACTCAAGTTTATTATAGTTTTAAAGGAAGTGAAGGTAATTTTACTGGGTATAATTCAAGTAGTACTGGTGTACAGGCACTTGCATATGGTTTAGATTCTGGAACTGTTTATAATAGACAATTTGCAACATCTTCAAGATCAAACTCTGTTGAAACTGCTGGAGATGAAATGTCAGCAGCTGGAGTTATTTTTGTAACTTCAGCTGGCAATGATAATCAAAGATTAGGTATAGGTTCAGATGACCCTCATATAAATGATTACCTTACAACTTTAAATAGTGCAGATACCAGATCAGGAATCCCACAATATTCTGGTGGTGGTACCTGTCCATCAGGACATCGTAATTGGATTCATCCATCTAACGTTGGATTTGATCACGTAAAAGATATTCACCCTGCTATTTGTGTTGGAGCAATGGAAGAGTATATTGGAACTATTGGTGGAAGTGCTGATTTTAAGGAACAAAAAGCATCGTATTCAAACAATGGTCCAGGTGTTGATGTCTGGGCACCTGCTGATGAAACATTGTCTGCTGGAATGAGAGCAGCGAATGGTGATCAATTAAGTAGTGATACAAATTACCCAAGGTATAATTCTAATTTTGTTGATATGTATTTCAATGGAACATCAGCAGCATCACCAGTTGTTGCTGGTTTTGTTGCATTATTTCTCGAATCTAAACCAGATGCAACATCTGGTGAAGTATTAAATTTTATAAAAGAACAAGGTTCAAAAGTACTTCCAGCATCTGAATGGTCTGATCCATATCCAAGTGATTCTGATGCAGATTATTGGAGACAAGCATATAATAATCGTGGAGCAGCGAGTAGAGTTTTATTTGATCCAACTGCTTCGGATACTGAAGTAAAAATTTCTGGTGTGGAAATCACTGGTATATCATTCCAACAAACATAAATAATCAAAAAGTCATATGGCAGAGAAGGGTTTTGGTGTAAAGGAGGTAAATCTGATTGGTGCGTCAGGAACACCTACGATTACAAGTCCTAACAATTTAAATTTAAATGCAGTCAACGTTGCGATAAGTACAAACGCAACTGTTGGTGGAACTCTTTCTGTGACTGGAAATGTTTCTGTTGGTGGAACATTAACATACGAAGACGTAACAAGTATAGATTCAGTTGGTATTATAACTGCTAGGAGTGTGATTCATGCAGGTGCAGGATTAACCGTAGTTGGTGTATCAACATTTAATAGTGATGTACATTTAGGATTACATGGTGCTGGTAATCCAAAGATTCATTTTGATGAATCAGGTGATTTACTCTGGTTTAAAAAACAGACTGCTGGTGGTTCCTCTACTAAAATAGGATTAGGAGGTGGAACAAGTTATGACCATTTACAGTTACAACAAACCTACACAGGTGGTGGTCAGTCAGAAATTACTGCATATAATTCAAATATACTCGTAGCTACATATAGTGCTGAAAAAAATATTACAATACAATCTACTAATGATATAACTCTTGCGAATGGTTCATATCCTTTCATTAAATGTGAAGAAAATTCAAGCAGTGATCAAAGTGTCACACTCTATCATGGACAGACTGGTTCAACTCCATATGCAAATCCAAAATTAGTAACAGCTAACACAGGAGTTGTTATAACTGGAATCTGTACTGCTACAAGTTTTAGTGGTTCAGGTGCATCACTTACAAATCTACCTGCAGCAACTCCAACTAACTCTGATATTCAAGTTGTATATACTGTCACTGCAAACGGTTCCTCTGCATATCGTTTTGCTGGTAATGGAGTTGTAAGTACAGCAGATGATCCAGATTTATATTTAATAAGAGGACAGAAATATCGTTTCATTAACAATTCAGGTGGTTCACATCCATTCCAAATTCGTCAGGAATCAGGTGGTACAGCATACAGTACAGGTGTAACAAACAATGGAGCAGCATCAGGTAATATTGATTTTGCACCAACTTTTGATTCTCCAGCACAGTTAGTTTATCAGTGTACTTCACACTCTGGTATGGTTGGTAATATCTATCTTAAAGATGGAAATGGTAATGAAACTAATGTCGGAGTTACAACTTTTTCAGGACAAGTACATCTTAACCAATTAAAAAAAGCATCTGGAACTCTAGATTACTTAGCTGCTACTCATAATTTTGCCAACGCTGCTGGAAGCACAAACTATTTCACTGTAAGCAATACGGATGCAACTTTAACAGGTTCAACAGATGGTGTTCTGAACCTTGATACAACAGATTCTCGTGGATCATTTATTAGATTTAAAGAAAATGGTACTTCAAAAACCTTTGTAGGGTGTGGAGAAGGATTATCTTTGGGAGACCAAGATGATTTGGGTTTGAGAGCAACTGATAAGATTATAATGAGGGCTGGATCAACTGAAAGTTTGCGTATTGATGGTGGTAAATTATTGGTAGGTCGTACAAATTCAATAACTTTTAGTGGTGATGCTACCGATCATAACTTTGAGCAACTAACTAATAATGGTTATACGATGGGTATTCATGCCAATCAAGCAGAGCAAAGAGGAATAGCACTTTATTATACCACTGGTAAAAGTGCAAATCCATTTATAGGTGCTAGGATTGGGAGTTCTTGGAAATTTATTCTTCGTGGTGATGGAGATTGTGAAAATGCTAACAACAGTTATGGTGGAATATCAGATGTATCACTTAAAGAAAATATTGTAAATGCAAATTCACAATGGGATGATATTAAAAATATCAAAATAAGAAACTATAACTTTAAAGCATCTACTGGTCAACCAACTCATACACAAATAGGTGTAATTGCACAAGAGTTAGAAACAGTTTCTCCAAAACTTGTAAAGGTTAGTGAAGATGATATGCGAACTGTTTCATATTCTGTTCTTTATCTGAAGGCAGTCAAAGCATTACAAGAAGCAATGGCAAGAATTGAAACTCTCGAAGCAGAAGTCGCTGCCCTCAAAGCTAAATAACTAAAAAGAAATATGGCAAAGAACAGAGAACTATCACAAGTCGGAAATTTTATAACGGTCAATGACTCGTCGGGTCAGATTGGTATAGCAAACTCTGTTGGAATCAATACGACTGCACCTACAGGTTCTTACGCTTTGGATGTTCATGGTACTATAAATAGCAATACTGATGTGCAAGTAAATGGAGTCTCAATCACTGCAACAGCATTGGCAGATGCCACCGCACTCGCTATCGCACTAGGATAAAATGGCAAATACCTTTAAATTAAAAACAAAAGCGAACGTTGGTATTACAACTCAAAATGTTTACGTTGTTCCAAGTGCAACTACAACTGTTGTGATTGGTATTACACTCGCAAATACTTCTGGAACTGGTTGTCTGGTTGGAGTTGGAATTACTCGTCCGTCTACAGATGATGTTAAGTTATTAAAAAATGCTCCAATTCCTCAAGGATCATCACTCGAATTTATGTCAGGAAATAAAGTTGTATTAGAAACAGCAGATACAATAACAGTAGATAGTGATCAAAATAATAGTATTGATGCATCTCTGACAATAATGGAGATTACATAAGATGGCGATAACCCGCATTACAAAGGGTGTCATCAAACCCAACGAGAATTACGATACACATAATATAGTCTCTACAGGTATTGTTACTTCAGTTGGATTGGATGTTAATGGAAACGCAGATATAAGTGGTAGTTTGTCAGTTGGTGGTGTGCTGACTTATGAAGATGTAACAAGTATTGATTCAGTTGGTATTATAACTGCTCGAACTGGATTAGTTTCACCATATGCAGATATTGATGATTTTGTAAGTGTCGGAAGTAATATTCATTTAGGAAATGCTGGAGTTGTAACTGCAACAAGTTTTGTAGGAAGTGGTGCTGCCTTAACTGGTATTGATGCAACTGCAATCAAGGATTCTGGTGGTAACGTAAAGGTACAGGCACAAGCATCAGGTGCAATGTACACTGGTATTCATACATTTAGTTCAGGTGCAGAGGTTGGTAGTAATATTAAATTAGGAAATGCAGGAGTTATCACTGCGACAAGTTTTGTTGGTAGTGGTGCTGCATTAACTGGTATTGATGCAACTGCAGTTAAAGATTCTGGTGGTAACGTAAAGATTCAAGCACAGGCATCAGGTGCAGTTTATACTGGTATTCATACCTTTGGCACTAATACAAACTTTACAGATATTGATGTAGATGGTCATACAAATTTAGATAATTTAAACATCGCTGGAGTCTCTACTTTTGCTGGCACACTTAACGCATCAACTGTAAGTTCCACTGCATTTATTGCAAGTGGTGATTTAGACGTAGATGGTCATACAAATTTAGATAATGTAAGTATTGCTGGTGTGACTACAGCAAGTGGTAATATTAATATGGGTGGTGGTAATTTAATTTTTGGTGATAGTGGTGGTGATAGTGATGATAAGTTGGTATTCGGAGCAGGTTCAGATTTTAAAATATTTCATAACGGGAGCAATAATTACATTGATGTTGCTGGAAATGGACATCTTTATATAAGACCAAAGGCTAATTTTTATATTCAAGATTATACAAATGGTGAAGTTTGGATTGATGGAGCTCTCAATGGAGGTGTACAATTATATAATAATGGATCTCTAAAACTTGCAACGGATGGGAATGGCATCACCGTGCAAGGTAATATCAATATGGCTACTGATAGTACGTTGCAACTTGGTGTAGGAAATGATTTTAAATTATTTCATAATGGAACAACGAATTATATTCGATCTGCTAATGGTACTATACAAATCGATAATAATTCTGGTGTTCCTAATGCCCAGTTCATACCTGGACAAGGAACAAAATTATATTATGGAGCTTCTGTAAAATTTACTACAGAAACAAGTGGTGTTAATATTACTGGTATTGTAACTGCAACATCAGCAGATATAAATGGTGATTTAGATGTATCTGGTAATTTAAATCTTGATTATCGTTTAATTCATACTGGTGATGCAGACACCTACATGGAATTTCCTGCTGCTAATAGGATAAGATTTGCGACTGCCAACCAAGATAGATTAGAGATTCGTGAAGACGGAAGAATAGTAACTCACGGATATGATGGAGATAGATTTATATTTAATCATGATATGGGTCATGGTGCAAGAAACGTACAAATATATGCGGTTGGTGATACAAGCACCTGGCATAGTTTTGTTGGTACAAACTTAACTCATGATGGTACAAATTATATTAAACCATCAGATAATGGAAATCAGAATTGGGGTAATATTTCTGGAATAGTATTTGAAGGTGCTTCTAATGCAAGTGCCATAGCAATGAGATTTGTTGTTGATGTGCCAGGCGATAATGGATTAAATTATTCTTTAGGAGCTGGTAATTCAGGAAAAACAGCTGCGATTGAAAATAAAACTGCTGCATTTTTCAATGCAGGGGGAGATTTTATACCTGGAACTAATAACACATATAATTTGGGTACAACAGCAATTCGTTGGAAAAACTTATATGTTAATGACTTACAACTTTCTAATGAAGCAAAGAAAGATACTGGTGGAAATGATGTTGATGGAACTTGGGGAGACTGGACATTACAGGAAGGTGAGGATAAGGTTTATATGATAAATAATCGCACTGGTAAGAAGTATTCTCTAAAAATGGAGGAAGAATAAATGTCACCACTTTTTATAGGAGCAGCAAATAGCGGTAATCGTTTTTTTGGTAATCTTTCCTCAAATCCTGGCAGTGCAGTAGAGGGAGATACCTATTATAATACAGCAACTAATAAATTATCCATTTATAATGGAAGTACTTGGATGGAGATACCAGCTCCATTAGGAACTGTAGGAAACCCTGCAGCTTCTGCTGCTGAAATAATTGCAGATGGTCAAAGTGGTGATGGATATTATTATATTAAATTGCCAACTGAATCTTCAGCTACGCAGAGATGGTGTGATTTAACAAATGGTTATATGTTAATTGCTCATTGGAGTCCAAATACCACAACTGGTTCTGGTGATGCAAACCCAACACCTGGTTCCACATCTTTTGCTACATCATATGGTGGATTTAGTGGTGTAACTGCTGCTGCTGTCGCTGCTCCGAATAGTTCTGATGATGAAGCGAGTAGTCAAACTTGGGTTTGGGATGCAGATACAAGAGGAACTCAGTCAGGAGGAAGTTTTCATAGAAATTGTGGAAGTTCACAGACATCTGTTCCTTCTCAAGGATCAAAACAATATATCCCTAAACATTATGGATTTAATTGGCGATATATGAAATGGGGTGTAAGATTTTCCGTTCCAGCTGGTTCTTCTAGTTATAACTCAATGGATAACTTCTCACCAGGTACGAACGATATCAACAGAATTTATGTTGATGGTCTTTCAATAACACACGGTGCATCTGCGACTGATGGAAGTGGGTCAGGTAGAAATCATATCTACACGATTCATGTAAATGGAACTCCAACATCAGGAAACAACGGTGGTTCTAATCCAAGTTTTACAAGTAATGGAAATGGTAGAGTTAATTTCTCTAGTCACACTAGTGGCACTGCATATGGTGATTATAAGGCAACCTATGATAAAGGATCTTCTTCTGACACACGAATTGAAATGAGACTACAATCTGACCAAGATACTAATAACGAAGATAGTTACATGCGAGCTTGGTATATTTTGATAAAATAAAATAAGTATGTTATAATTAAAAAAAAGTATATTATGGACATAATGGAAAAGAATGTAAATGTTCAATCACAGGCATTTGTGAATGTATATCAAGGAGCAATAACATCAGAAAATTGTAAAAAAATAATTGATTTTATAAATTCAAGTGATTTAAAACCAGGTCTAATGTCTGGTGGTAAGATGAAAAAAGTGAATCCTAAAATAAAAGATTCACTTGATATCACATTAAATTTTTCAGATTCGAGTCTTGCCACTGAAATTCTTAAAAATGCATTACACTTTTGTAGTCAAGATTATATAAGAAGAAATCATGAATTAGAAAGAATTCAAGAGTTTGGATTATTTGATACATATAATTTACAAAAATATAATCCTGGCCAAGGTTATCATAGTAGTCATTGTGAAAATGCTGGAGGTGCAAATTCTTTTAGAGTACTCGCATGGATGGTTTATTTAAATACGGTAAATGACGGAGGTGGGACTTCTTTTGATAATTATGGATTTGAAACGAAAGCACAAGAAGGTGCATTATTGATTTGGCCAGCGTTCTGGACACATTTTCATCATGGTGTAGTAAGTCCAACTGAAACCAAATACATCGCTACTGGTTGGTATTCTTATAATAGTTTTCTTGGTGTGCCTTGTGATCGAATTGATTCTATTGGAATTCTTAACAAAGGTGAGGAACCACCAGAGGATGCAATTGTAATTGAACGATGATGATAATAATAAATAACTAAAAAGTATTGTATAAATGGCGATAACCATAAGTGGTGCTAATAATGTAGATAAGATTCTGGCAACGGATGGAGTGTTAGATTCAATTTCTGGTTTTAATGTAGTCGGTGTGATGACTGCAGGGACTTTTGATGTGACTGGAAAAACAACCACTGGTCATCTTAATGTTGGAAGTAATATACACATAGGAAATGCAGGTATTATAACTGCAACAACATTAATTGGAAATGTAACTGGTAATATAAATCATACTTCTAATCTTCTTCTTCAAATTAGTGGTAGTGAAAAATTTCGTGTAGGAACTTCAGGTCAGTTAGGAATCGGTGGTGCAAACTACGGAACATCAGGACAGGTATTAACAAGTGGTGGTTCAGGTAGTGCAGCAACTTGGAGTACGATTACATCAGATAAAATTACAGAAGGAAATACAGAGGCAGAAGTAGTAGATACAGGTTCAGACGGGCATTTCAAAGTTACAACTGAAGGTAGTGAAAGACTTCGCATCACATCAGATGGTAATATTGGTATCAATGACACTGCACCTCCTAATTTTACTGGTTATAAAAGTCTTTCCATACACGGATCGACTGGTGGTGCACTTGTATTTGGTGATGATGGAACGGATGAGTGGGAGATATATGGGGGAGATGGAGTTGTAAAAATATATGATAGAGCAAACACACAAGAAAGAATTCGTATTTCAGATAATGGTGCGATTGGATTAGGCGGTGCAAATTATGGATCATCAGGTCAGGTATTAACAAGTGCTGGTTCAGGGAGTGCTGTAACTTGGAGTACGATTTCAGGAACAACAATAAACAATAATGCAGATAATAGAATAATAACTGGTTCAGGAACCGCAAATACATTAGAAGGTGAATCTACACTTAATTATGGTGGTAATCAGTTAACCTTTAGTGGTACTGCAACTCCACTATCAGGAACAGGTCATAATTATTCAGTAAACATTTATAGGGATGGTGGAGGTGGATATGGTTATCTTGATGTAGTAACAGGATCATCTAATCATACTGGAATAAGAATTAGAGCATATCATAATGGAACCTATAATAATGTTTTTGAACACACTACTGGTGATTTCACAAGATTTTATACTGGTGGAAATGAAAGACTTCGCATCACATCAGATGGTAAAGTTGGGATTAATGAAACTTCTCCAGATGGTATGCTTCATCTGAAAGGTGGTGTTCCTGCAATATTTTTAGAGGATAGTGATGGAACTCATGGACAGGCTATCATTGAACAAAATGGTGATATTTTAAAAATTAGACAAGATGCTGGAAATGCTTCCAGTGGAACTGGATCAGTTATACAATTTGAAGTTGATGCTCAGGCTTATGCAAAAGTCGATACAGCATTCGGACTTAAGGCTGATAATACTTGTAAGGCATGGCTTTGTTATCGAAGTGAAGCAGGAAATGAAGGTATAATAGATGACTTTAATGTTGCTACTGTAAATGATGAAACCACAGGAACATTTGGTGTAAACCTAGAGGTTAATGTACATAGACATGGTAATGGATGGTCTCAATCCATTGTGTTTGGATGTTATAATGACGGATCTAGACCACTTATAGCCTCTGTTGGATACGCACCATCTCATGGTAGTAACAACCCTTGGTGGGATGTAGAAGATAATTTCGTGCGTGTACAAACTCAGCGTTCCGACAATGGTACTGTGCTTGATGCTAAAGTATTTAACTTGGCAATGTTCGGAGACACTGGAGATCTTCACCCTGCTTAAATAAAATGGCTGACACAACAAAAGTATTAATTTACAACAACGAATTTGGAACAATTACGGTTTGTTATCCTTCTGCTAGAACCAAGAAAACTTGGGATGAAATTAAAGCAGGAATTGGAACTGTAATGTGTCCTGATCAACAATTTCATTTGGTAAATAGATCGGATGTACCTACTGATAGAACATTCCGTGATGCTTGGACTTACACACCTTGAGGTAATTAAAAATGGGATTTGGAATCAATATGTCCAGAGCAAAGGACATTCATAAAAATAATATTCGTGAGGCTAGGAAAGATAAACTAGCAGCATTGGATATTGAGTTTCAGATAGCACAAGAAACTAGTGCAGATACTTCTGCTATTGTTGCAAAGAAACAAGTATTGAGAGATTATCCTGCTCGTGCTGGAATTGCTACTGCTGTTAATACACAAGATTTAAAAGCAGATTGGGATACGACTATTCTTGGAGATAAACCACAAGGTTATTGATGATTAAACTTGATTATCCTTACGCATCCGAATTGAATCCTTTATTATATCAAATATCAAAGGATGATATTGAGTTTTCTGAAGCAGCAGAATTGCATGTAAATGCAATGGATAAACCTGAAGTCAGAACAATTAAAGTTCCAGGCGATGCTACATTAACTGCTCTTAATATACATCAAAAAGATATTAAAGAAGTAGATAAATTTTTTAATTGGTTAAATAAATCAATAGGTGTAGAAATTAAAAGAAGTTGGGTAATAGTATATAACAAAGGTCAGTCTGCTAATAGTCATCGTCATATAGAATATAAAACAACTTTTTCTTATGGTATTAACATTCCAGAGGGTTCTTCTCCTTTAATTATATCTGGTAATAAAGTAGAACCAGTTGTAGGTGAAGTTATTGCTTTCTCTGGGGAGTTGTATCATAGTGTTCCAGCATCTGAAATTGATGGTAGATGTGTTCTTGTTGGTCATGGATAAAATACATAAATAACTAAAAAAATATAAATGGTATTAAGTAGACTCACAAAGATAACTGGACCTGGTGTTGCGACAGACACCAACTGGGTGGGTAATAATGCCGATTTTACTGGTATCACTACCACTGCTACATCATTTAATATTGGTGTAACAACATTTCACTCTACACTTGCAGAAGTACATAATATTAAATCAACAGGAATTATAACTGCAACTGGTGGATCTTTTTCAGGAAATGTTACTGCAACTGGTGGATCTTTTTCAGGAAATGTTACTGCAGTTGATGGAACTTTTTCAGGTAATGTTTCAATCGCAGGTACATTAACATATGAAGACGTAACTAATATAGATGCAGTTGGTATAATTACTGCACCAGCACTTGATGTTGATGACTTTTTAGATGTAGGAAGCAATATAAAATTAGGAAATGCAGGTGTCATAACAGCAACAAGTTTTGTAGGTAGTGGTGCTGCTCTAACTGGAATAGATGCAACTGCAATCAAAGATTCTGGTGGTAACGTAAAGATTCAAGCACAGGCATCAGGTGCAATTCATTCTGGTGTTTCAACTTTTCAAGATATAGATGTTGATGGACATACAAATCTAGATAATGTAAGTGTTGCTGGTGTTTCAACTTTTCAAGATATAGATGTTGATGGACATACAAATCTAGATAATGTAAGTGTTGCTGGTGTTACAACATTCACAGGTGATACAACCTTTAGTGGTGCGACAAGTGCTATATCTGTTGATGGTGATATAAGATTTACTAATAGTAGTTGGGCAGGTAATGCTGGTGCTAAATTACAACATCATAATAATTATTTGTATATAACCACTGGAGCTAGTGGATTGTATATTAGGGATGAAGGTTCAAATAATTGGTGGGTTTTCGATACTAATGGTCATTTCAAACCTGTCATCGATAGTGCAATTGATATTGGAACTAGCTCTGTTCGTGTGAGAAATGGATATTTTGATACCTTATATGGTAGTGGTGCGAACTTAACTTCATTACCAGCACAAGCAACCATCGCAAACAACGCAAACAATCGAGTCATAACTGGCGGTAGTGGAGTTAATTTAAATGGTGAAGTAGATTTAGTGTGGGACGGATCGAGGATGGGTGTTTTAAATCAAGCACCTCAAAATCAATACTTCAACACCCTTGTAGTTGGAAATAATTCTGCAGGAGATAAGGGGATAACAATTCGGACAAACAACACTAGTAAAGGTGTTCTAGCATTTTCTGATACTGATAGTGCTGATGCAAATAGGTATGATGGATATATTTCATATCAACATAGTGATCAGTCAATGCGTTTCAATACAGGTGGAGCAAATGAAAGACTTCAGATCACATCAGCTGGGAATGTTACTATAGCAACAAATGATGTAGCACTTCGTGGAGCAGGAACATTAAGAATTAACAGTGGTTCTACTTCTGGAGCATTAAATTTAGATGGAGGATCTACTAATCATGGTGGTGAAATAAATCTTCTTGGTGGTAGTAATGGTGGAAGAATATTATTCAGAACTGGACAAGGTTCAGGACAGCAAAGTGAAAAAATGCGTCTTAATGAGAATGGTAATCTTGGTGTTAACGAGACAAGTCCACAAAGACGTTTCCATGTGACTGGTTCTGCTGGTGATGGTGGTGGTGCTGCACATTTTGGAGTAGCGGGAACGAACGGTGGAAATGCTTATATTGGTGACACTCCTGTAGTTACAATATCAACAGATGGAAATGCAAATGCTGGAACTAATGATGAAAAAGCACTATTCCAAGTTGGTAGAGGTGGCGGTGGTGCGGGTGCTACAGCAGTTACAACAGAGCATTTTAGAGTTAATTTGGGTGGTGCGGTTCAGATTGGTGGTGCGGTTGGAAATAATGCAGATATTGATATTGCAAATACAAAACTGACTATCAAACAATCTGCAAATAATAGAGAAGACGGTATCTATCTTGAGAGAACTGGAGAAAGAAGAGGATGGTTAATGTTTGTTGGTGGTTCAGGTAGTTATAATGATGCTTTTTGTTTATCTACTAATCAGATGGGAACTAAAACTGATGTTTTAGCAATTGATAGAGGTAATAGACTTGCAAAACTTGGTGGTGATGTTATTATTGATAGCACTAATAATGGATACGGTGGATTAAGAATTTATGACGATAGCTCTGGTGGATACAATGTAAATTATGTTGGTGGAAGAAGTGATGGTAATATGTCTCATGTATTTAAGTCTGGTGGTAGAAGTCAAAACCAATCACCTTGGACAGATGCTAGTGGTTCTGAAATAATGAGAGTAAGTCTAAGTAATGGACTACAACTACAGGGTGATACTGATTCAGCACTTCAATTTCATACAGGTGATCATTATAAATTCAAAACAAAAGATAGAGAAAGAGTACATTTAGACAACAGGGGTGTGTTGACAGCACCTAAATTATCAACTAAGGCATTAATATTCTCATCTTGTACCAACAAATGGGCTTCTTCGAGAACTATAACGAATTTTGTGATGCAATTCTACACTGGATCTTCAGGTTCAACATATCACTTTATGAGAATGATTTCACAACCTGACTGGGCTTTTGATGATGTTGAAATTAGACAATATCGTTATCAATATAATCCATCTGGGTCTGACCATACTGTAAGAAGATATTATTCTTACTATGGTAGTCATAGTGAACAAATAGTTAGGTACAACCAAAATGGTAGTGGAACTGGTACTGGAAATGATAACTATATAACTAAAAGAACTGACTTTGGACCAGGTGGTTCAATGACAATTCACCAAGCATCAAATGGTGGATATTATAGAGACTTATATGGTAGTGATTATGCAATAAGTCTAGGTGCGTATTATGGTGTAGTGCTAGAAATTAAAATTACTGCTAGTGTTGGCGTATATGATACTGGTGACTATCCAACTGCATATGATTTTTATCCAGCAAACTATGGTGGACAGGCAACACAAAGTAATGCAGATAATCATGGTGGTCCTAGAGGTGTTTGGTTTAATACCAAAGCAAACGGAACTGGTTCTGGAACAGCACCAGTCATATCAAGCAAAAACTCTGATAGAGGATGGTTCACTGGTTCCAACTTCTTAGATACATCATTATAGGAGATTATTATGTACGCATACATTGTAAACAACAAAATTAGTGAAATTTACCCTTCAAATGAGAAGCCAGGTAAATGTATTAAAATGCCTGATGATTACTGGTTATCGGAAACTCATGATTATAAGTATGATCCTGAAACCGATTCAATTGTAGAAGATTTTAATCCACCAGGTCCTCCAGTTCCAACTCAAGAGGAACTCGATGAATATGATCTCACTGCTCTAAGACAAGAAAGAGATGTATATTTGGGTGCGACAGACTGGGTTGTGACAAGGGCAGCTGAAACAGGTGAACCAGAACCAGCTGAATGGAAAAAATATCGACAGGATCTCAGAGACATTACCAAGACATATAAAAACCAGCACGAAGTTGTCTGGCCAACTCCTCCATCATAAATAACTAAAAAGTAATAATGGCATTTACTCGGATACTTGGTCCAGGTATTCATACCGCATCCAATATAAACAGTCATAATATAAAGTCTACAGGTATTATTACTGCAGTATCCTTTGTAGGTGATGGATCTGGATTAACTGGTGTTGCGTCTACTGACAACATCATTACTGGAACTGCTGCAACATTCAACACATATCCAGTTGATATTAATGCGGGAATGACTGTTGCTGGTGTATCCTCTTTTGCATCTGCAATATCTGGAACCACTGCAAACTTTAGTGGTAATGTAAGTGTTGGTGGAGTCTTAACATACGAAGATGTCAAGAACGTAGATTCACTAGGCATCATTACAGCAAGGTCTGGTGTAGATGTAGATGACTTTTTAGATGTTGGAAGTAATATTAAATTAGGAAATGCAGGTGTTATCACTGCTACAACATTTAAAGGTGATGGTGACTTTGTAGAATTAGATGTAGATGGTCATACAAATTTAGATAATGTAAACGTTGCTGGTGTAACAACTTTTGCAAGCACTGTAAATGCAGGGACTATAAATGCTACATTATTCAGTGGTGCTTCACAAATCGGTATTCAATCTGCAGGTACTCAAATTGGTGCTGGTATTACTCAACTTAATTTTGTAGGAACAGGTAATACATTTGCAGTTAATGGAACCACAGTAGATATTAGTATTGCAGGTGGTGGTGGAGCTGGTGCTGGTGGAACTTGGAGTACATACACCGCTGGTATTGCAACCACTAAATCAGTTGGAGTTAACACATCAAATCTTGACGATACTGATTTAACTGGTATTGGTAATTCATTCAAAGGATTATACATAAGCAATGGAATGATTGTTCATGATAATGTGTTGAATGGTAATCATTATATTGGAACTTCGATGAATGGTTTAATGGCAGGTCCAGTAACTATTGATGGTAATCTTGAAATTGACGGTAATTATGTCGTCGTATAATAAATAAAAATAAAATCATATGTCAGCGATAAGTCAAAAAAGTATATCTGGTATCACAAGTATCACATCCCCTGCAGGTACTGATGATCAAATTTCGCTGCATACAAGTAATACAAACGAAGCATTAAAAATAGATGGTGCTGGTAATCTTCATCTTAACAATCATGTAAACACAACTGGTGTTACAACAGCATCAAATTTTAAAACAGGTTCATCAAATTTACATAGTACTGGATTAACTGTTGGTGATACTTTTGTTCATTCAACGGGTGTAAATGGATCGTCTATGGATGTAGATGATTTTATAAGTGTAGGTACTAATATTCATCTTGGTAATGCAGGTGTTATCACTGCAACATCATTTAGTGGTGATGGTTCAAATTTAACTTCTTTACCTGCTGGATTAGGAACAGCATTAAGTAGCACTCAAACAGATCCGTTAAACAAACTGTATTACACTAATCAGGTTCTTGGTGTTGGTGCAACAATTACAGTTGATCCTCCTGAATCAGCATCAGCAGCATATACTCAATATGCAGATATTAAAGTTGATAGTGATGCTGATTTAATTATTGCAGAAGGCGATGACTTAATACCTGATGTTTTAGGGTTAGCAGACTTTGGAAACTTTGGTGGTGGTGCAAGTGCAGGTAGAATTCGTGTTAATTCAATCACAAACGCAGCAGCAAATGGTGCAACAACAATTCAGAATGGTGTTGTAATATCTGGAATGACCACTATCACAGGTGGATTATCTATTGGTGGTACGATAACTTATGAAGATGTAACTAACATAGATTCAATCGGAATCATAACAGCACGTTCAGGTGTAGACGTAGATGATTTTGTAAGTGTTGGAAGTAATATTCATCTTGGAAATGCAGGAATTATAACAGCATCATCGTATCGTGGTGATGGATCACAATTAACTGGAATTGTTGCTGATAAAATATTTGAAGGAAATACAGAGGTAGAAACTATAGATACGGGTTCTGATGGTCATGTAAAAATCACAACCGAAGGTGCTGAAAGACTTCGCATCACATCAAGTGGTGCGGTGATGATAAACACTACCAACTCATCATCAAGAACATTAAATCTTAATGGAACTTTTGGAATACTAAGCACTAACCAGAGTGGTGTACTTGATATGTCTGTAACTGATGCTGGTGCTGCATCAATTGGACCATATGTCGCTGGTGGTTCAACATTAATATTAAAAACTAATGCATCTGGTTCAGGTGTTGCAGAAAGACTTCGCATCACATCTGATGGTAAAATTGGCATAAACGACTCCACTCCCTCTGTTACCTTAGAAACAGTTGGACATAACCAAGTTACATTTGGAAGTATGCCAGAAACCATAATCTCGTATGGTACTGCCTCTGCATATAACTCTGGGTCTGCTGGTTCTGGTATTCAATTTGGAGGATATTATAATTCAACACCAGAGTACACAATTTTTGCTGGTGTTCATGGTGTAAAACAAGACACTGGTAATGGAACTTATGGAGGAGCATTAATTCTCTCTGTTCGACAAAATAATACATCTAGTTTTGAGAGAATGAGAGTTTCTCAATATGGTACTATAACCAATACTACAACTTCTTCACACTCTCAAGGAGCAGGAACATTTAATATTAAGGGAGTCATCAATCAATATTCTCAAGGAAGTGGAAGTGGATTGATATTTGACTGTGACTTTGGAAGATTAAGTTATTCTGATAATGCTGGTATAGGAAATGGAACTAATTTATCTGCTGCTTTGGCACATTCAACAACAGATTGGACAAGTAGTAGCAGTAATATACCAATGACTGTAAACAATGGTTCGTTTAACTATAGAGTAGGATTTGGTGGGTACTTAGATTGTGTGTCAAACGAAGGTAGAGTGTCTATTGCAGCAGGAAGTGGATCTCCAAATATGGCAGAAAAATTAAATACCGCATCTATGACAATTGAATCTTGGATTTGGTATGACGGTGCTGGTAGAGAGGTGATAGTATCAAGATATGGAGGTGGATTCCCAAATCAATTTAATATGATTGCTGATCCAAATGGTCAGTTCCACTATAATAATAGTGGAGTTGGTGCTGGATCTGGTGATGTAGCTGGACAACATTTCCCTGATAAAACTTGGCATCATCATGTATGGCAGTATGATAGTGGTAATAATGTGAATAGGTGGTATATCAATGGTGCATTTGCTAACTCTAGAAGTGCTGGAAGTTCTCTTGCAGTAAGTAGTGCGACTGGATTTGCTATTGCATCAAGAGCAGATGACTATGAAAGATGGGATGGTAAGATTGCTGTTGTAAGAATATATAATCGTGCATTGTCAGCAGCAGAAATCAAGAATCACTTTGAACTTGACCGTGGTAGGTTCGGAGTATAACATCATAAATAATCAAAAAGTAAATGTCTAGAATAAGAACTAATCTTATAACAAACAGAATGGCAAACGGAGCACCTACCGTTTCTCATGGATTAGTTATATCTGGAGTTACTACAGTCACAGGAAGTATTAATAATTTAAATCTCACTGGTATTACAACTTCTATTCAACATCAAGCTACGAATATTAATGTAACAGGTGTTGTTACTGCAACAACTTTTTCTGGTTCTGGTGCAAGTTTAACAAATTTAAATGGTTCTAATATCGCATCAGGAACAGTTCCTGTAGCGAGAATCGGAACTGGAACCAAGAGTACTTCAACGTTCTACCGTGGTGATGGTACATTTGCAACAGTAACATCAACAACAATAAACAATAACGCAGACAATCGAGTAATTACTGGTTCAGGAAGTGCAAATACTTTAGAAGGTGAAGCAAATTTTACTTATAATTCTGATGTTGCAACTCTTACTAGATCAGGTAATGATAATGCAAGTGGTCTTGTAATTGCCAATTCAAACAATTCGCAAGGAAGTGCTATTGCACAAGTAGAGATACAAGGTGGTGATAATGCCTCTGGAAGATTAAAATTGGAATGCAGTGGTCAAAATCATACTTTGATTGAGGACTCTACAGGTAATTTATCAATTGAAGATAATGGCACAGAAAGACTTCGCATCGCATCATCTTATGCAAGAATTGGTATTAATACGACTACTTTTGATACTGCTGGATCTCAAATAAAAATTGAGGGTCGAGGTGCTGGTACAACATCTCCTGCATATTTACAAATAAAAGGTGTTGGTTCTGGTGTTGTCCACGCTTATGTTGATTTAATCGCTACTTCTGCGAACAATGCTGGATCTGCATATAGAGGACTTGGTGTTGTAATGCTTGATGAACCAACGAATGTTGAATGGTTTTCTGGAAGACCTTATGCAGGTTCAGACGAATATATTATTAGTAGAAAAGCATCTCCTTCATATCGAACACAGTCAGGAGAGAAAGCAAATGCACTTTTTAAAGTTGGTAGTGATGGTAAACTATATAAAGGTGGAGACCAATTCTATCCACTTGTAAATTATTCTACGTATGCTACCTTTAGTGCTGTAAGTGTTTCTTCTAATTCTTATACTGATTTAAGAACAATACTGTCAAGTTATACTCCTAAAAAAGCAGGTAATCTGATTGTGATACACCATCAATCACAATGTTGGCAGGGTTCTAGTGCTACTGGCAATGGTGATGCGATGTGGAAGATTCAAAAACAAGAAGGTGGTGGAAGTTGGTCTGATGTGATTGCAAACGAGCGTATTATGGGTAACATGGATGGTCGAAATTATACTGGAGATAGTGGACTAGCAAGACATCATCGTACAGTTCACCTAATGGGTAGTTTTGAATGTGCTGGAACTTCAATTAGTTTGAAAACTCAAGGTAAAGTAGACTTTACAAGTCCTGGTTTACAATGGTATCATAATAATGAAAACATACTCCAAGTTTGGGAATACGGGAAAGGTTAATCATGTACGATCATTTAATCTCACAAACACTTATTGGTATTGGTATTACACAATTTAGATTTGATACAGGTATTGTAGATGAATCTACTTACTTATCAAAATGTCAAGAGGTTGTTGGTGTCACAACAGACACTAATGAAGCAATTCTTAGTACACCATCTAAAGACTGGGCAACTTTCAAGGCAAAGTATGATGACTTGCAAACAAAATTTCCGATGGAAGAATTAAGAACGGTAAGAAATATGAAACTTACTGAAACTGATTGGTCTCAATTAGGTGATGTTCCTGTTGGAATTAAAACAACATATGAATCATATCGTCAATCACTTAGAGATCTTCCATCAAGTGCAAATCCAAGTTTAAATGAAAAAGGTTATCTTGATGATTCATCAGTTACTTGGCCAACGAAACCATCATAAATAATCAGAAAGATATATGTCCAGAATAAGAGCCAATAAAATAACTAATCAATTAGCGGATGGATCACCTACCGTTGAGAATGGTCTTATTATATCTGGAATTACAACTTCAACAACATTCAGTGGTAGTGGTGCAAGTTTAACTAATTTAAATGCATCAAATATAGCATCAGGCACAGTTCCTACTGCTAGATTGGGTTCTGGAACTGCAAGTTCATCAACATTCTTGAGAGGAGACTCAACATTCCAAACAGTTAATACAGATTTAGTTTCTGACAGCTCACCGCAGCTGGGAGGTAACTTAGATTGTAATAACAAAAATATAAGTCTTAATGATTCTACTGGTGGTACTAACAATAGAATTAAAATTGGAACTAATGATGACCTACAACTTTGGCATAATGCCAGTACAGGAAATAGTAATGTAAGTAATTACAATGGAGATCTTTATATACAAGGTAATAATGGAAGTGGTACTGGTGTAAATCAAATAGCTATTAAGTCTAATGCGGCTGTTGAATTAAATTATCAGGGAACTAAGAAATTTGAAACAAGTAGTTCGGGAGCTACCGTAACTGGAACTCTGACTGCAACTTCTTTCAGTGGTAGTGGTGTAAACTTAACTAGTCTACGAGCCAATCGAAATCTTATAATTAACGGTGATTGTTCCGTGTGTCAATATCGAGGTATTACTGGAGAGACTACTGGTGTAGGTATATTAACAACTGACAGATGGAAACTTGAATATTCTGGTCACGATGAAGCGATTACACAAGAACATCGAAATAATCCTGTATCTGATGCACCATCTAAACTAGGTATATCACATAGTTTTCAAGTAAAGAATGGTAATCAGACTTCAACTGGTTCTAGCGATTATTGTAGAATAGTTTATACAATAGAATCACAATACATGAGAAATTCTGGTTGGGATTTTCAAAATTCAAACTCTTATGTTACTTTATCTTTTTGGGTAAAATCTAGTGTAAGTAAGAACTTTTATGGAATGGTATTTTGTCAAGATAGTCCATTTTTGCAACGTTCTTTTGAGACAGGTACATTATCTGCTAACACTTGGACAAAAGTAGAAATATCAATTCCTGGTTATTCGACTATGAACTTTGACCATAATGAAGGTCCAGGTTTTATTATCTATTGGTATTTGTATGCTCCAACTTCCTATACTTCTGGTAATGGTCCTTTAAATACATGGATGGGTTATAACTCAACCAAATTTACTCCTACCGATTCTGATGCTTGGTGGACAGCTGATAACGCAACCTTTGATATTACAGGAGTTCAACTTGAAGTTGGAAGTGTAGCGACTCCGTTTGAATTAAAAAATTACGATCAAAATCTTTGGGAATGTAAAAGATATTACCAACGATCAACTGACCAAAACCGTGGAGCTAATTACTCATTAGAAACATCTACTTGGCATTCTGCTGATGGTGTACAGAGTTTTAGTAAACATAATAACTATTATGACTTTAAACAAAACTTTGAGCGTGAAATGAGAGTCCCTCCAACTCTTACAATTTATGGGTCATCTAATCAAGGTGATATTCACCTTGAAAGTATCGCTGTTGGAAGTAAACAGGTTGATTGGAATAATAATACAACAGAGGTGCAAACCAAAGGTTTTTTACTCAGACATATTGAAGACCAAAGTTCTGGCAACTACACAAGTGGTTCTGGTAATGCTTTTGGTATTCTAGCTTACACATTAGACGCAGAATTTTAACTATGGCTTACGCTTACAAAAAAATGAAAAATGAGGATGGTACTGAACAAAATTACATCCTTGCTGAAAAAGGTATGGTAATACCAAAACATCCAGAAAATAGACATTACCAGGAATACCTTGAATGGGTCGCTGCTGGAAATACACCAGCAGAGGCAGATTAACTTAGTGTTAATTAATAAATAATCAAAAAGATATAAATGACATCCGAGATACGAGTTAATAAAATTAATAACCGTGCTGGGCTGGGTACTGTAGAGTACACTCCCACAGGTATTATAGTATCTGGAATTGTCACTGCTTATGAGTTTGATGGAAACTTTGATACAACACCAGGCATTGTTGTAACAGGAATCGCAACTGCAGCAGGAATAGATTTAAATGGTGATTTAGATGTAGATGGTCATACAAATTTAGATAATTTAAGTGTTGCTGGAGTATCTACATTTTCTAGTAATATAACACTTAATGGTGGACTAGTTGCAAGTAGTACAGTAAATGCAGGACAAATTTTAGTTGGTACTGGTGTTACAATCGAAGCAAATCAAGTTGCAACTGGACAGGCAACATTCACTGGTATCGTAACTGCATCACATTTTTATGGTAATGGTGCAAACTTAACTGCTTTAAACGCATCAAACATATCATCAGGAACAGTTCCGTCTGCAAGATTAGGTTCTGGAACTGCAAGTTCCTCTACATTTCTTGCTGGAGACTCTACATTTAAAACAGTAACAGGAACAACAATAAACAACAATGCAGATAATAGATTAATAACTGGTTCGGGAAGTGCAAATACTTTAAATGCAGAATCAAACTTAACTTTTGATGGAACTACTTTACAAGTTGAAAATTCTGGTTCAGGATTAAGAAATTTACTAAGACTTAAAAATAGCAATGCAAGTGCTGGTGTATCAGGTTTATATTTTAATAGCACTACATCAGGTACAGCGTTTGATGCTGCCTGTGTTCGTAATGGAGTTAATGGATCAGGGCAGGGAAGATTATATCTACAAACTAACAACGGTAGCGGATTAGTAACTAATTTAAATATAGAGTATGATGGACAAGTTTCTATACCTACCAATTCACTTAATATTATTGATAGTATTGTTCATATTGGAGATACTGATACAAAGATAAGATTTCCTTCTGATAATCAAATTTCATTTGAAACTGGTGGTGCGGAAAGATTTCGCATCAACAATATTGGTCATGTAACTGTTAACGCAACTTCATATCAAGCTCTCACTATAACGACAAGTGAAAATGGAACAAATGGACCAGAAATACAACTAATGCATAATTCTGCATCTCCTGCTGCAAATGATACTATTGGTCAATTAAGATATAGTGGAAAAGATAGTGCTGGTGATACAACACTTTTTAGTAAAATAGAAACAAAAGCAACTACTGTCACAAATGGGTCAGAAACTGGACATATAGATTTCTCTACAAGAGGAGGTGGAGCATACAATAGTATGTTCCGTTTGAGTGCTAGAGGCACTGCAAGTGCTCCAAGTTATACTACAGATGATATGAATGGTATCATTCTTGATACCTATAATACAGGAAATCCATATCCAAGATATTTCAATTTCATCGCCAAAGCTGCTGGCAATACTGATAGTAATATAGGGTTCTGGACTGAAGCAGTTGGTGGTTCCCCAACTCAAAAAATGACTATTGACGCATCAGGAACTATAACAACACCTCTGCACCCTATTTTTGCGACAAGAATTAATTATGTAAACTCATATGTAAGTTCTGGTACAAAAATTCAAATGAAAGCTGCTCATATTGATACAAGAAGTAGTTTTAGTGACGCAAATGATAGGTATGTTGCACCTGCTGCTGGAAGATATTTATTTTATTTCTTTTCAAATATTGATTATAATGGTGATGGAACAATTGCTGTTATATTTAGGAAAAATGGTTCAGATTTTACTTCTTCAGAGGGTGGTCATATCTACAGTTATGCACAAAATTCTGGATGGCATCTACTCAGTGGGCAGATAATTACAACTATGGCTGTAAATGATTATATGGAAGTTTTCACCTCAGCTAATAATATGAAAGTTGATGGAAATAGTTATGGTCAGTTTGGTGGATACATGATAGGATAAATAAATGGAAGGAAGTTTTTAAAATTATGCATACAAGTTACACAGTTGGTATCACTACAGGTGAATATAAAGCTCTTCAGTATGTGATGGCTGATCAAAATGAATGGGTTAACAACGCACTCACAAATCGTGCAAGAATCGCAACAAAAGAAATTCTAACTCTTTATACAAATTATAAAATTAATAAAGGAGAGGCAATCACTGCAGTTGGAAGCACTGCTGTAATTGAAGCTGCTTATGCAGAGGGTGTGATTGGTATTGCAACATAACCATTTAGAAAAAACCGTCCACTTGACACTTTGTAAAGTGTGATATATAATAAAGTCAAAATATATTTTAGTAATGGCAACTGATCAACAAAATCATTTAAAGTCTGTAACAGAGCAAGCACAAGGTCTTGTGAATGAAATTAATCAACTTGAAGGACAAGCAAAATCAAAAAGAGATATGCTTTTAAAACTTCAAGGTATCATTGAATATCTACAACAAACAGGAGTAGAAATGCCTAAAGATGAAGAACCAGAGGTTGCTCCTGCAGAACCAGTTGAATCTTGATTATAAATAAAAAGAAAGAGTCAAAATTTAGATGCCATATATTGGTCGTCCGCAATCATCAGGTGCGTTTGCTAAACTTGATGATGTAAGTTCACAATTCAATAATAGTAAAACTGTTTTCAATTTAACGATTGGTAATCAAGCATTTTTTCCTGGCAATCCATATACATTATTAGTGTCATTAGGTGGTGTTATTCAAGAACCATTAACATCATTCACAATTAATGATGACCAAATAACTTTTGCATCAGCACCACAATCTGGTGCTAACTTTTTTTGTGTAGTCTTATCTACAACACTCAATACTGAACCATTAAAAACTCTAACTGTAGGAGCAAGGTCAGGAGCACAGACTCTTGATTTACATGGAAGAACATTATCAATAGCAGATCGCTCTGGTACTAAACATACTATCGGTTTCAACCTCACATAAATAAAAAGAAAGCTTTAACGATATAATGGCGAATAGATTTCCGTTAATACTGAATACAAGCTCCAATCAAATACAAGAGTTAGCATCTGGAGATACTCTTGACTTGACTGGATCTGGATTGAACTTGACTGGTATTACTACATTATCTAGTTCTGCACAACTAAATTTACAAGGTGGTACAAATATAAACACAGGGACAAGAGGAGATATATTATTTTATAATGCAAGTGGAACGATACAAAAATTAAGTTTAGGTGCGTCTGGAAAGGTATTAAAATCAAATGGTTCTGATTTAGTATATGGTGATACTGGTTCAATTGCAAATGTATATTATGTTTCTACAAGTGGAACTGATGCAAGTGGTTTTGGTTCTGCAATAGACAGACCATTTAGATCAATTAAATATGCAGTTTCTAATATCGGCACACCATCAGCAACAGCACCTGCGATTATATTTGTAAAAGCAGGTGTATATGAAGAAGGTCAATTACCTATTGTAGTTCCTGCACATACAACTGTTGCAGGTGATAGTTTAAGAGCAACAATAATTAAACCAGCATCGGGATTAGATTCAGGTGGTTCGATACAAAATAATCGTTCAACTCTATTCAAAATGAGTAATGCAAGTGTATTGCAGGATCTTGTGATGGATGGAATGGGTGGTTATACACCAGGAAGTCCAAACTATAAACCAGAAAGTGCAACAGTTGGTGGTGTATATCTTGCTTTGAATAATGCAAGTCCAATCTTAACTAAATCACCATATATTTACAACGTAACATCATTTGGAAATGGTGCAACTGGTGCTGTATTAGATGGTTCAGTACATGCGAGTGGTAATCGTAGTATGTTATTCCATACTTATACTGCTGTTCATAGTGATGGATTAGGTATTTGGTTAAAGGCTAACGCAAACGCTGAAATGATTTCAACGTTTACCTATTATTGTACAATAGGTTTTGCTGTAACAGGTGGTTCAAAGATAAGATCTCTTAACTCAAGTAATGCATATGGAGAGTATGGTGTCTATTCTGCTGGATTTGATGCAGGAGAAACAGCAAACTCTGGAACAATTAAAGGACAGATGCTTGTTTATACAAACGTCCTTACAACATCGTTTACAGATGGTGAACAAGTAACTGGTGGAACATCAGGTGCAACTGCATATGTCGTAAATGTACAGGCAGAACCGAAGAGAATGTATATTGTTCAAAGATCAGGAACATTCCAATCTAGCGAGACAGTTACGGGTGGAAGTTCTGGTGCAACTGCAACTCTTACATCAGGAACTGCAACAGTCAATCAGTCAGGAAGAATACTTGTAACAACATTTTCAACTGCACCTGATGCTGGTGACTCTCTCCAATTTGCATCCACAGATGGTAATGCATTTCAAATTCAATCAGTAAGTTCGGTAACTGCAAATAGTGTTGCATATAAGATATTAGTATTTTCAACATCAAGAGCAACTGCAGTTGCAGCAGATGTTGCAGTACACGCACGAAAAGAATATAGTCTTGCAAGATTAACAGGTCATGACTTCCTACAAGTAGGTACTGGTGGAACTGACACTACAAACTGGCCAAATAATCCAACTCAAAGTCCTGCACAGGCAGACCAAGTAGTTACAAACGAAACCGATCCTGGTCGTGTTTACTATACTGCAACAGATGATTTAGGTAACTTCTATGTTGGAGACCAATTTAAAGTAGACCAAGCAACGGGTAATGTTACTTTGGATGCGTCTGCATTTAATCTATCTGGTCTTGAATCATTAAGACTTGGTTCAGTTGGTGGTCTAATTGGTGCTGCTGTTGGTGAGTTCTCAACTGATGTTACTATGTCACAGAATAGTGATACAAAAGTTTCAACACAGAAAGCAGTTAAAACTTATGTCGATACTTTAGATGGTATTACACCAGTAGGTGGCACATTTACATTAGCAGGTATATCTACAGTCACAGGAACTACACAGTTCACAAAGCAATTAAACGTATCTGGTGTTTCTACATTCCACGGTAATGTTGATTTATTAGATGGTGATCGAGTTCGTTTGGGTGCAGCACAAGATTTACAGATATATCATGATTCAAACCACTCATACATCGCAGAAAATGGTGGTGGTGATTTAAAGATACAAGCAAGTGCTGGTAGTATATTCATACAAAAATCTACTGGTGAAGAGATGATCAAAGCAACTGTCGATGGTGCGGTTGAATTGTATCATGATGATGTAAAGACAATTGAAACCCTTTCGACTGGAGCAAAAGTTACTGGTGCGTTGGAAGTTACTGGTAGTGTATCTATCGGGGCTACATTAACATACGAAGATGTAACTAATATAGATTCAGTAGGAGTCGTAACAGCACGTAATGGACTTAAAGTAACTGGTGGAACCTCATTCTTTGCAGGAGCAATTGCAGCTGCTGGTGCAATCACAGGTACTGCTTCAACTGCAACTAATATCACAGTCGCTGACGAATCATCAGATACAACTTGTTTCCCAACATTTGTCACTGCTGCAACGGGTAATCTACCACCAAAAACAGGTACGAATCTTACATTTAATTCATCAAACGGAACTTTAACCGCAACAACATCCAGTGCTTTTAACGCAACGATAACTGGTGATAATGCAGACTCTCTTAATTTTACTAACAATACTTCAAGTGATAATAGAGGTATTTCTTTTAACGATAGAACTGCAATATCTGCTGACTACAATGATGGATATTTAAGGATAAATAATCAATCTGAATTTAGTAATGGTGTTTATACACCTGGAGTGTTTAGAGCTGATGGTGGAATTAATTGGAACGGAAATCAAACGATTGTTAATAGTTCTGGTCAAATTAATGCTAGTAGAATATTAACTGGAACAGTTCCTGTTGCACAAATTGGTACTGGAACTAAAAATACTTCAACATTCTATCGTGGTGATGGTACATTCGCAACAGTTACAGCACCTGCAATTACTACAATCAACAGTGCATCTAATAATAGACTTGTAACATCTGACGGTGGAACAACTGTAACTGCTGAATCAAATTTAAATTGGGATGGAAGTTCATTAATTGTTGGTGGAACTCATAGTAATAATTCTTATGATTCAGTTAATTCAACAAAATTAGGATTTGGTGGTGGTAATGATCTTGATAATTACTCCATCGGGACAACTAAGGAGAACTATGGTGGTAATTACACCAAGTTAGAACTACGCTGGCATACTGGTATCCGAATGGGTGCTCAACAAGGTTATGGTGGTATTCGTTTCTATGATAGTGAAGATTTAGGAACAGTCAAATTCTCAATTCAGTCTGGTGGTGATCATGTTATGTCTCATACTACATTCAAACCATCAGCTAATAATACTTACGATTTAGGGACTACAACTGCACGTTGGAGAAACGTATACACTGGTGACTTACATCTATCCAACCAAAATATGAATGCAAATGATGGTTCAGGAAATTCAGTCGATGGAACTTGGGGTGACTATACAATGCAAGAAGGTGAAAATGATCTTTTCCTAATAAATAATCGTAATGGTAAAAAATATAAGTTTAATTTAACGGAGGTTTCTTAATGGCGATTCTATCCGCTGGTCTTAATCATCCACAGGGTGGACAAATGCAATATGAGTTCTTCTCTGGTGGAACATCATATATGGTGAATGTTTTTACACAATCAGGAACTTTATATGTCCCTGTCTCAAAAACTGCTGTTATTTTGATGATAGGTGGTGGTGGATCAGGTGGTAATGCTTATGGAGATAATGACACTGGTAAAGGAGGTGGTGGTGCAGGTGGTTGCTGCTTCCACACTTCTTATTCTTTGACATCTGGAACAGGAAATTATCGAATTATAGTTGGGAATGGTGGGAAAGGTAGATATAAAACAAATAACGATGGTACATTATCAAAAGGTGGTACAAATAGTGGAGATGATACAAAAGCATTCGGTGTAGTTGCAAAAGGTGGTGGACAAGGTGGACTGAGTGATAATTATTTGAGAGCACTTGATGGTGGATGTGGAGGTGGAGCTGGAGCACGTAATGGTAATGGTGGTTGGAATAATGGAGCAGGTAGCGACCAAGGAAGTTATAGTGGTTGGACAACTTACGGATATAGTGGAGGAAACTCTGCACAAGGTAACTACTCTGGTGGTGGAGGAGGTGGAATAGGAGGAAACGGTAGTGCTCAAAGTGGTGGATCTAATGATTCTAACTCACAAGGTGGAACTGGTGGTGCAGGAAGAGATTTTTCAGCATACTTTGGAACTCGTGTAGGAGATAGAGGATGGTTTGGTGGTGGTGGAGGTGGAGGCACCTATCGTCACGGTACAAATACTGTATATCAAGCACCAGGAAATGGAGGAGGTAGTAATTACGGTGGCGGTGGTTATGGTGTTGGTGCTCGTGAATCTTCACAAAATGATGCTGCTATGTCAATCGATCAAATTTGCGGAATGGATGGAACTGGTGGTGGTGGAGGAGGAGCCTCAGAGTGTCGAAGTGGTAATAGACAAGATCGTCGAGAGAGTGGTGCTGTATGTGGTAGTGGTGGTAGTGGAATTGTAATCGTTAGGACACCTATCTAATGCCTTATATTGGTCGAAATCATATAGCTGGTGATCATACTAGTAATTTTAAAGTATTAGATGATATCTCATCTTATACTGCGACTTTTGATGGTTCATCAACTAATGTAGTATCTACTGCAAATGAAACATTAAGAATAGTAGAACATCGTTTTTTACAAGGACAGAGAGTAACATATACAAATGGTGGTGGTGGAAATATTGGTGGTTTAACAACAGGTACAGCATACTTCGTTACTCTTGATACTCATAATACAATTAAATTAGCGACTACTTTAGCAAATGCAAATAGTAATACAAATATAAATTTATCATCTGTTGGTAGTGGTTCATCTCACACATTGACTGCTGCATTTGATGGAGTTAATCAAAATTTCAAAGCAACTCATAGTGGTGGATCTGATGTACGAATTAATAATTCAACTCAATTACAAATTGCAATCAATAATGTAATTCAAAAACCAAATAACAATTCATCATATACTGAAGGTTTTAGAGTTGTTGATCGTGAAAAAATACAATTTAAAACTGCACCATCTTCTGATGATGTATTTTGGGGAACTGTAATTTCAAATACGATTGAATCATTTGATATTTCTAATCATAAAGTAGATAATTTTACGGGTGATGGAAGTACAACTGAATTTAATTTATCAAGTCGTTCTCCAAATAATAATAGTGTCATAGTTACAATAAACGGTGTTGTTCAACATCCTAGCGATGCTGTTTCCGCAAGATCATACTCACTTACCGATCAAAGTATAGTATTTACATCAGCACCAGCAAATGGTGATGAAATTCAAGTAAGGCATATAGGTTTTGCTGGAGCAGCAACTGCAGCAGTTTCTGGTTTCTACGGAAGAACTGGCAATGTTACACTTACTTCGAGTGATAATATTACAACTGGAGATATTGCACCAAAAAATGTAAATGCATCTGGTATTGTAACAGCACTACAATTTAAAGGTGATGGTTCGGAATTATCTAATGTTATCTCTGGTGTTGACTTAAGATTTGAAGGTGCAATTGTTGGAACAGGAGCAACAATACTAAACTTTGTAGGTTTCAATACTGTTACACCACCAGTTTCTGGATTGTCTACAGTTACAAGTGGTCAAAACTTGACGATAGGTGTAAGGTCAGGTTCAGCAGTTGAAGCATCACTCACAGGAACATCTTTCAACGTAATCGCTAGGTCGGGCGGTAACATCTCAATTAACATCTAAATAAAGTATAAGAGATATAAAAAATGGCAGATAGATTTCCACTAGTCGCAAACTCAAGTACGAATCAGATACAGGAAATTCCTTCTGGAGATAATCTTAATTTAGATTCAAATGGGATTGTCAACGTAGGAGTTATAACTGCGTCTGGATTTAGTGGTCCTGTTGTCGCTGGTGCTGGTACAAGTAATATAGTTTCAGGAATCGCAACCTATACTCAAGTAAGTGTTGGTGGAGCAACAACATTTACAGAAGATTTAGTTGTTACAGGAAATGCAAGAGTCACTGGTATATTAACTGTTGGTACTGGATCACTTACAATTACAGATAGGGATATAAATGCATCGGGTGTTACAACAGCATCAAACTTTAAAACTGGTTCAACAAATGTACACAGTGTTGGTGTTGAAGCTGCTGGTATTAATGTTCTAGGTGGTGATACACCAATCGGTGCTGGTTCTACGATTTATAATAGTGGTGCTGCAGTATTTACTGGTATTATAACTGCACCAAGTGCTAATTTTACAGGTAATGTTTCAATTGGTGGAACATTAACATACGAAGACGTAACAAATATAGATTCAGTAGGTGTTTTAACTGCAAGGTCTGATATTAGAGCGAATGGAAATATTGTTGGAGATAATGCAACTAATGTATCTGGTATAAACTCTGTTACAGCAACAACGTATTATGGTAATGGTGCTAATTTAACTGGCATAGATGCAACAAAAATAATAACAGGTAACACAAAAGTTGAAACAATAGATACAGGTTCTGATGGTCACGTTAAGGTAACAACTGAAGGTGGAGAAAGATTAAGAGTTTCAAGTGGAGGACAAATTGGATTAAGTGGTGCAAACTATGGATCATCAGGACAAGTATTAACAAGTGCTGGTTCTGGTTCGGCTGCCTCTTGGACAACTGTTATCGGTGTTCCTTCTGGTATCATTGCAATTTGGTCTGGTGCAGAAAATGCAATACCATCAGGTTGGTACTTATGTAATGGTAGTAATAGTACACCAGACTTAAGAGATAGATTTATCGTTGGTTCTGGAACTGGATCTTCATATTCAATTGGTGCTACAGGTGGTGCAGCAACAGTTACTTTATCAACATCACAATTACCAGCACATAGTCATACCACAAACAATCATAATCACTCTGCAAGCGTTTCAGATCCTGGTCATGGTCACAGCGTTTCAGATCCTGGTCACGGTCACAATGTTTCAGTTTCAGATCCTGGACACCAACATAATACGTCAGTAACTGGAGCGAAACTCTTTCCAGGTTACGGTGGTGCTCACGTTCCTTACGGTGGTTCTGGTGGATATCCAGGTACTCATTTCAACATGAGTAATGCAAATACAGGAATCAGTGCGAATGCAAGTAATGCAAACACAGGAGTAAGTCTTAGTAATGCAAATACTTCAATCAGTGTTTCTACAGGAAATGCTAATCCCTCCACCAATAATACTGGTGGTGGCAGTGCTCACGAGAACAGACCTCCTTACTATGCATTATGTTATATAATGAAGTCTTGAGGTGGATAAATGGCAGATAGATATCCATTAATTGTAAACTCAAGCACAAGTAAAATACAAGAGTTACCTGCTGGTGGTAATGTTAATTTACATAATAGTGGCATTGTAAATGCAGGAGTTATAACTGCAACTGGATTTGATGGTCCGATAATTGCTGGTGCTGGAAGTAGTAATATTGTTGCTGGTATTAATACAACATCAAGTATGCGTGTTGGTGGTGATACATCTTTCTCGGAAGATTTAGTTGTCACTGGTACTTCAAGAGTTACTGGTATATTAACTGTTGGCACAGGTTCACTTACGATAACAGACAGAGATGTTAATGCTGCTGGTGTTGTGACTTGTGGAAACTTTAAAACTGGTTCTACAAATGTTCATAGTGTAGGAATTGAAGCGGCTGCAATAAATTCTTTAGGTGCTGATACACCTATTGGAGCAGGTTCAACGATTTACAATAGTGGTTCTGCAGTATTCACTGGAATTGTAACTGCTGCAGCATTAGAAGTTGCTGGAAATATAACTGTTGGTGGGGTTTTAACATATAATGATGTGAAAAATGTTGATTCGATTGGTGTTATAACTGCAAGAAGTAATATTAGTGCATTAGGAAATATAATTGGTGATGGTGCGACAAATATATCTGGAATGAATAATTTTACTGCTACAACTCTTTATGGTAGTGGTGCTGACCTTTCAGGTATCGATGCGACTCAAATATTTACAGGTAATACAAGTGTCCAAACAGTAGATACAGGTTCTGATGGTCATGTAAAATTCACAACAGAAGGTAGTGAAAGATTAAGAGTATCAAAGGACGGTGCCATAGGATTAGGTGGTGCAAACTATGGTTCATCAGGTCAAGTAATTCATAGTCAAGGTTCAGGTTCCGCTGCAGTATGGTCAACATTCCAAGGTGTACCATCTGGTGTAATTATGATGTGGTCTGGTGCAGAGGGTGCAATACCATCAGGTTGGTATCTATGTAATGGTTCAAACAGCACTCCAGATTTAAGAAATAAATTTATAGTTGGTTCTGGTACTGGTTCTTCATATTCAATTGGTGCTACAGGTGGTTCTAATACTGTGACTCTATCTACATCCCAGATTGCAGCACACAGTCACACAACTAATAATCACAATCACTCTGCAAGTGTTTCAGATCCTGGTCACGGACATTCTCTATCCGATCCTGGTCACGGTCATAGTATGTCAATTTCAGATCCTGGTCACTCACACAATACGTCAGTAACTGGAGCGAAACTCTTTCCAGGTAATGGTGGTGCCCACGTACCTTATGGAGGAGGTGGAGGATATCCAGGTACTCATTTTAATATGAGTAATGCAAATACAGGAATAAGTATGAGTGCATCGAGTGCGAATACTGGAGTTAGTGCAGGGAATGCAAACACAAGTTTAAGTGTTTCTACAGGAAATGCTAATCCCTCTACCAATAATACTGGTGGCGGTAGTGCTCACGAGAACAGACCCCCATATTATGCACTTTGCTATATTATGAAGTCATGATATAATAAGAAAACATTAAATTTATAAATCATTATTTAACAAGACATATGAACTTTGCAGTTTATTCAAAAGAGAGTTGCCCATATTGTGAAAAGATAAAACAAGTCTTAGACTTGACAAAAACCAGTTATGTAGTGTATAATTTAAATGAACACTTTGATCGTAATTCATTTGAGGATGAATTTGGTCAAGGATCAACCTTCCCACAAGTGGTGGTTGATGGTAAAAAACTAG